ACCTACAAGGGAGAACCCGTGAAACAAGCGAATGGTAGGGCTTGTCGTCAGGCGCTGATTCGTGCCGATATCAATGATTTTCATTGGCACGATTTGCGGCATACGTGGGCAACTTGGCACGTCCAAAGCGGCACGCCCTTGCATGTACTTCAGAAGCTTGGCGGATGGGCGTCTATCGACCTAGTACTGCGTTATGCGCATCACACCGATGAGTATCTCGCAGGCTATGCCGGTAACGTCGCAAAGGTGGAATTGGCGTCGGGTAGCGATTCGGTTACGAAATCGCTACGTGGGTGAGAAAAGAAAAAGGGCTGCATTGCTGCAACCCTTTGATTTTCCTGGTCGGGGCGAGACGATTCGAACGTCCGACCACCTGATCCCAAATCAGCCAATGAAACTTCGAAAAGCCGCATGAAATAAGGCTTTTCGCCAAATATCTCTAATTCAATATCGCATTTCTAGCCACGAATCCATGCGGGTTTGCGGTCAATCAGCGTGAAAATATTAGAGAGAAAAACCCCGATGATATACTGTACGCAATTACAGTATTTTGATCGTCGGAGAAATCGTGAAAGTGACGGTGCGCAGGCTATGGTCAGAAGGCCAGCGAGTCGCAAAACGGGAATGGCGTGGCCTGTACAGCGTGACGGGCTACCTCTGCATCATCGAATCGAAAGGTGAGCTGTTGAACCGGACTTACCGCTCGGCACACCTGTATGGCGAGGAAGGCCTCTGGAAGGACAAGGACGGAAAATTAGAAGGGGAAATAATCCCGGAACTGATCGATGCCGCAGTAATAAGTTTCGGCGGCCGACGGATGATCATCACGGGATTGGAAACCAGGTGCATAGGCGGAAGCCACATTACCTTCGCACAGACCTGGATGGTGGATATAGAGAAAGACGGCTGAGGCTATTTATACAGCGAGGCGGCCGAGATTGGCCGCTCTGCTACACTGGAAGCATAGGAGGAAGGAATGAAGCTTTACCCGACTGGGAAAATGAGATGGCTTGTTATCCGCGCCGACGAGCTCGGATCGAGGCATCCGACAGCTTTCCATATTGCAGACACAAACAATTTCCGCGTTCTTCAGCAATGGATGGTCCCGGGCAATCCGTTTGAGGATTGGGACTGGAAGTTAGACGATTCAGGCGAATGGCAAGATGTTCCGCTTGAGTGGGAAGCATAGGAGGGAATGATGGACAACAATGGATTTCTGAATCCGAAAACCGCACATTTGGGATTTGTTGGCAAACTGTCAGATTCCTACGCGGCCAGCCAACTTAAAGCAGCCCACTTGCAGCACTATGGTCGCCTGCTAACTGTTGACGAGCTTTACGAGCGTCTTGCCAACACCACAGCCACGCAAACTTCTTGCTCGGCTACTTCCCTGCCTCAGCAAGCAAATCAGTCTTCCGACCGCTGTCCATCGTTGTGCCAAAATAGTACGCAGCAGCAGCCTTGGCCTCTGCCGCAAGATACCCGCTGATGTTACCGATGATGACCCATCCCTGCGGCGGTATCTTAGCGGCCTCGTCCGGCCATCCCATGAGAGCTACAAGTTGAGCAATGGCGATCCCGAAGAAGCCGCCGATAATCATGTAGGCCAAACGTGCAGGAGTGGAGTCCTTGATTGACATCTCCCGTTCTCTCGCGCTTGCCCGATCTCCTGCATCAACCTTTTGCTGCTCGATTTCATAATCGGTCGTGATCTTCAGCATCGTTTCCTGATGTGTCAGCTCGAATTCCTTGGCCTTTTGTATTGCATCGGCACTTTGAGTGAGCGTAGCGAGGATGTCTTCCGGGCTACTGGATGGCGCTCCAATGTGAGAAGCGAGAGCTGCACCAATAGCTTCACCTCCGGGAATCGGTAGCGCTGCGCCGAGAAGTGGAAGGCCAAGTTTTGCGATTGCTTCGCCGAATGATTTAAGGTCCATCATGCCTCCATCAGTTTGCCGCCGGCAGCCAAATAAGCTGCTTGCAACTTGTCGAGTTTATTTTCGTGTTGCCCATACCCAGCTCCAGGTAATGATGCCCAGCGAGATGCGCATTTCCTGATTACCTCGCCGAATCTTCCGGTTTCCACATCGTCCATTGCATGGCATTCTTTGATCAGTTGAATGGCGATGGCGTCTTGGCTATCGGGCGAGAAGTCAGGAAGGTTAAGCTGCGCCTTGTAGACATCGTAGTTGTGTTCGAGTATTTGATACCGCCCTGCCGCCGTGGACTTGATTCCAAGGTTCGGTAGGTCAACGAGAGTGCGAGGATGGTCTGCGTAGCTATTAAATAGCCCTGCACCTACAAGGACGTTGTAGCCGTTGTCACCTCGGTTAATTGTCCCCTCACTGGTGGCGATGGTGTCGAGGATGGCTTTCAGATTAGGGCTCATTTTTCCACCTTCCAATCCATCCCTGCACCGTCTTTGTCTCGCATATCCTGATTGCGAACCATATCGAAGTGAGTAGGGCAGGAAGCCAGTGCTCCCAGCCTGAGAGAAACATAGTCACTACTGCGGTAATTCCTGCCAAATCCATGGTGTGCTTCGTTTGTTCCATGTTCATCCTATTTGCAGTGGCATCCCGAAGGGTCGAATGGATCGAGAAGGTTCTTACAGAACCATGTGGCGAGTGTTTTCCTCCATCCGTCCGAATCGTGAATGTGGCGGCTGAGACGTGATGTCACCGTGCCCTCTCTCGGCAGTTCGAGGAACAGGACGGTTACGGGGAAAACATTGACGAGGAAATCAATTACAAGGCCGAGATAAAGCAATGGAAGACCGATGCAATATGCCGCACCGGTAAGCTTTCCACTATCCCTTGCGCCTTGTAGATTCATCACCGCCAGAAAGAACAGCCATAGGATGTATATAGAGAGGAAGCCGTATAGGATCATCATGTTAGTTGTCCTTCCAATGCTTTTACCTGTGCTTCTATGGCAATGGCTTGCTGATATGCTGGGTTTTGTGCAAGGAGTTGATCGGCCGTCGTTGGTTGACCTGCTGCTGTCATCTGGGACGCAGTCTGTTGCGCGATGAATTGGAATGCTCCGATCAGCCCCTCGCGAACGACAGTTGACGCACCTGATTGGTCTTCTATCGCCTTTATTTGCGCTTGAATGATTGCATTATGGTCTGGAGGATCGGCTGGATCGGGCGTATTACCTTGATCTATCCATGACTGAATCACAGAAACCAGACATGACTCAGTTGATCCATCGTCATTGATACGATATACAACCGAATTCGTCTGATCGGTGAATTTCCAGTTCATAGCTGACAACCAGTGAAAAGTATTGTGCCTGTTGTGGAGTAGAGCCCGGCAGCATTACCGCCTGTTAGACCCGACGCGACTGTGACAGTTATGCCGCCTGCTTTCTTACCAGTTGAAGAACTTGAAAAAGCCATATTTGTGGCAGTAATAAAACCACCAGCAGAATTCAAAACTGAAAATGCACCTGTCGTTGTAATTCCAGTTGGAATAATTCTAGGTTCCACTTCAAACGGGAACCATGCAATAGATGATGTTGTGCTAATTGCTTGACCAGCACACACCGCCTCAGACGATCCCCCCGCCACATAGGTGGGTAGGTAGCGACGACAGTTTCTAAGTTCTTCCTCATACAATCGTCTAACGAAGGTAGTGCAGTTGTCTCCTTCTTCCAACTGCCATTCCGTGAAATCAAAATTCTTTGTGGTGATTGCCCCACATGCCGCCTGAATTTCAATCTCTATTCCATTAGATACGTCACCGAGAGAAATCCCTGGCGCAGTAAGTTGCGTGGCGGTTCCTGAAGCAACAGGGATTGCAGAACTGGTGCTGATCACCGTGGTAGAAGCGTAATTGTCTGATGCCGTTGGCTTGCGAATGATGATCGTGTAATTGACACTGATTCCCACGTCATGCATCACCATTATCTGGAATGAACCACTCTGATTCTTCAGATTTACTGCATCCACCGACTCAACTCGATACCGCCAGGATATTTGACCGGACCCAGTGAGGGTTACTCCAGCGGCCCTTGCAGCGTTGCCAGTTCTTCCCACAGTCGCCGATGTATTCTGAGTAAGAGTGCCTGCCGAAACACTGCCTCCAGATGCCCACATTGCGCACTGATCGACCTGCCCATATTTCGCGGATGTGGTAAGAGTCACTGTGGCGGTTTTTTGAGCAACACCGGCTCCGCCATTGATCAGATAGTTTCGAATGGAGACTGATCCCGCATCTCCCGTTCTCGCAGAAAGATTCGTTGCAACCTGAGACGACAATGTAGTAGTTGCGGATGTCAAATCGGTCTGAGAGGCACCGTATGTATTGACAGCATTTGCAATGGCATTGAGATCCGCCATGACCTGACTGGCATCAGCCGTAGTTCCGTTGCTTAGTTGAGATGTTAACGGGAGTGGAACAATCGCCATTTGAATTCCAAAATAAAAAAGGCCCCAAAAGGAGCCTTAGAAATTAAAAAACCCGCACTAAGCGGGCCGTTCTTCAATGTTTGTTACTTCAATACGTCAATTCTTTTGCGTACCCTAGTTTCTGCAGAGTAGGAATCTGATGTTTCAAACGATTCCCAATGTCGGTTCGGTATCCGGGACTATTCGGGATTTCTATTTCTCTTATGACCTCGTATGCCTTTTTGGATGAAGAAGAAACAGTGGCTGAAACTCCGGTTGCAATGAGAAGATAGTTCCCTGCAGATACCCACGTCGGCATATCCAATACCTTGTTTCCGACTACGTTAGGGGCAACCCCGGCCATCAATTCTGCAGGATGAATATTAGGATTTTCTTGATCGCAGTAGACCGGGATTCCGCAGAGGTCTTCTCGAGAAATCCGGTTGAACGGAAAATCTGGGATGGTGACGACTACTCCTGTAGAAACTCCTTCTTTAACCTCAAGTGAATCATACCCGTCGATGAGATCTCGCATCCATATCACTGGGTCACCTTCATGCAAAGATGAGATGATCTGAAAATGCGGCCACCCTGGCCTTGATGTATATTCTAGAGGCCATGGAGTACCGTTTTCATCGATAATCACCGCGACATCGATATATCCGGTATAGCCAATTTCCATCAAATAGTCTGATGCAGGGAACAATACCTTATTTGCCAACTTCTCTTTCTTCACGTAGGAAACAACCGTGCCCATCTCGCCTGTGTTAACGGATAGATCGCCATTCATCAATTTCTTGTGTTCGAAATTGATATTGATTGCACTTGACCACCCATTCTTTCCGAACCATCCTCCTACCGCCATTTCAATTCCCGGCGTGAATTCTTGAAGAATGAATGGTTGCTTAAGCTTACCCATCTTCTTCCATCTTCGAAGCATGTAAATCATGTCGGCGGGTGACTTAGAAACGTAGCTAAGCGCCTTGTTTGCATCACCGCTCGGTTTTGATACATATCGCTTCATCGTCTTCTTAACGAAGGATTCTGCGTCGTCGTAGGAGGTGAATGTCTTATAGGGCATAATATCCACGCCCGCATCCTTAAGTATTTTTTGTCCTGTGGTACGGTTCAATTCCATTTCGGAGCCGGCGACATTGCACCCGAATATTGGGTATCCTAATTTCCTATATGGCTCCAGCATGGTCATGTATCGGGTATTGTCTGAGGTTAGCGTCAACTCAGACCAGCGCATCCACTTCTGCCACTCACCAACCTTTTCCACCAGTCCATCACCAACCGGTATCCTCTTTCCGTTATTGTCAGGCGCGACAAACCACTTCACTTCATGTCCTGATTTCTTGCATTGAAGTGCGAAGTCTAGGAAATTCGCTCCGCAGTCGATAAGCAAAATTTTCACTGACTATTCCTTAGGGACTTTGGGGATCAACAGAGGGCCGAGTCGGTTGTAGAGATTTGCAACTCCGAATATTCCTCCGGCAATGTTCGGATCGACATAAGCTCCGCCTCCTAACAGGCCAAGCGTGATATTTCTTTCCGCAGTTCCGGAAGATTGAGGCTCCTTGAGGAATTTCTGACCCACCCTAGCCAAATCTCCCATATCTCCACCTTGCCCTCGTGCCATACGAGATTTTCCGGATCGATCGGAAGTAACCCTTCCCATTAAACCTGAGGAACTAATATCACCTACGGGAGATTTTGCAACCAATGGCTCAATCGTTATGGCCTTTGCATACCGTGCTCTGGCTTCACTTAGAGATAACTTGTCTTTTTCTGAGAGAGATGAATTAAGTGCGTCTCGCAAGGTATCCTGTAAGTCTCCAAGAGCATTTCTCAGATCACCGTCCGGTGTAGATCGCATTCTCCGCCCAATACTGCTGTCAATCTTACGAAGAACTGTTCCGTTTATTTTTCCGTCTTTTACCTTGCTCATCAACTCGGATGAATAACTATTTATTATTTTCGAATTAGATTCGGACTCGAATTTATCAGCCGTCTTCACTACATCGGATACAGACCGAATGAAATCTCCGCTTGCTTTAACATTCGCCTTTCTATAATACGATCCAATCTCTGCACCCGATTTTCGAATTGCCTTCTCGAATACATCTGGCGTCAATTTTCCAGTTTTCGGATCTCCACCGATTTGTTCAATGAGAGCTTTATTAAAAGCCGATTGTCTTTGCTCTCCCTTTGAGCCCGACAAAGGAACTTTTTCGAGAGCCTCTCCGATCATCTTCATATATTTATTATCGG